TGTGAAACTTGCATTAGGTCAAGATCTGATGTCAAGAATTGATGAGCTGCCAAACAAAGGCTACGCAACTCAAGTATATAACTGCATGTCTATAGGCGCAACTAGAATGGAAGAATCCAAAGTTGTTACTATTGAAGCACATGAAGCGTAATAGGAGGAACTGAAAATGGGTACTAAAAATACAGATCTAGTAGCTAACTTTGAAGCTACTCCTCAAGTTAAAAACAACGCAGCAGAACTACATGGTGTTTTAAGAACAGCACATGGAACTGTTGAGTTGGCGGCTGGTGATAGTGATAATGACGATGTTGTTATGTTAGCACCGATCCCATCAAATGCAGCTGTACCAAGTTTATTCATTGGTTCAGACACATTAGGTGGATCGTGTACTTTCAATGTTGGAATATACACTACAGATGGAACAGTAAAAGACGAAGATGTTTTCGCAAGTGCGGTGGCTGATGAAGCTGCTATGGCGGATGTTCGTTTTGAAGCTGCTAACATCGATACGGCTAGCAAAAAAATGTATGAACTTGCTGGTGACACTACAGATCCTGGAGGACACTACTATATAGCGGCTACAATGGCTGCTGCTGGTGGTACTGAAGGAACTATGTCATGGAACATTTCATATGTTGTTAACTAGGAAGTAGATTTATCTACAATTAGGCTAGGCGGTATCAAAGCCGCCTGGCTTACTAATCATGAAATATATTTTAATCTTAACTTTATTTAGTTTTACCAGTAACGAACAATTAGGATCTATAACACACACGTTATCTTATCCAACGTATCACTCTTGTATTAGTGATGGTTACATTCGATCTTTTACAAAACTAATGGAAATAGACGAAGATTTTATAAACAAAGAAAAAATTTTAATAACTTTTAAATGCGAGGAAAAAAATGGCATCAGTAGTTGATATTTGCAATTCAGGTTTAAACTTATTGGGCGCTTCTACAATCACACAATTAACAGATGATAGTAAGAATGCTAGGTTATGTAACCAAAGATATGAGCCTATTAGAAATAGAATTTTTAGATCACATGCTTGGAACTGTTTAACTAAAAGAGTTCAGTTAGCAGCTGATAGTGCAGCTCCAGTAGTAGAGTATTCTAATCAATATACTTTACCAAGTGATTGCTTAAGAGTTTTAAAAATACATACAGGTTCAACAGATAGTATTGCTAGTGATATAGATTATGTTGTTGAAGGTAGAAAAATTAAAACTAATCAAGGAACTGTATTTTTAGTTTATATAGCTTTAATTACAGATCCAAACGAATACGATACATACTTACAAGAAAGTATCTCAAGTGCTTTAGCTGCAGATATAGCTTATGCAATTACAAACAATGCAACACTAGCTAAGAATTACCAGGTGACAGCTGACGAAAGATTACGTGAGGCTAGATTTGTAGATGCTACAGAAAATAGTTTAGGTACAGTCGAGAGCAACGAATTTACTGATGCGAGGTTATAATGACCGCAACTGCTTTTGATCCTGGTTTAATAAAAAAATATAGAGAGCCAAGAGTTTTATTACATTTTCAATGGGGTGATGATGACACAAAAGTTTATCGATATGCTTTAACAGAAGTTATCGATGTAGGCGAAATTGATCCTAGAACCAAATGTAAAAAAGATGAACAAGGTTTAACACAACAAGAAATTTATAAAAAATTATGCCAAGAACAACACTTGCTTTAACCTCTTTTGTATCAGGCGAACTAGGAGCCAAGCTTGATGGTAGAACAGACTTTACTAAATACGGAACTGGTTGCAAAGAATTAAAAAACTTTTTAGTACATCCTCAAGGTGCTGCTACTAGAAGAGTAGGTACACAATTTATTGCAGAAGTTAAATCAAGCGCTGCTAAAACAAGATTAATACCTTTTGAATTTTCAACTACTCAAACTTATATTTTAGAATTTGGAAATACTTATATTAGATTTTTTAAAGATAAAGGTCAGATTTTAGATAGTGGATCAGCTTATGAAATATCATCACCATATTTAACAGCAGAATTGTTTGATATTAAATTCTCACAATCAGCTGATGTAATGTACATCGTTCATCCAAACCATGAAACGATGAAGCTTTCAAGAACTGGTCATACTAATTGGTCTTTAACAGAAGTTGATTTTACAGACGGACCATATTTAGAGCCTAACGATACGACAACAACTTTAACTCCAGCATCTGCTTCAACAGGTACAGGCGTTAATATTACTGCTTCTGCTGTTACAGGAATTAATAGTGGATCAGGATTTTTAGCTACAGATGTTGGAAGAATAATATCTTTTAATAGTGGCTTAGCAAAAATTACAGCTCGTACTAGCACCACAGTAGTTGTTTGTACAATTACAAAAGCTTTTGCTAATACTGATGCTAAGACAGATTGGAAGTTAGGAGCTTTCTCAGATACAACAGGTCATCCTTCAAGCGTATCATTCTTCGAACAAAGATTGGTTTTTGCTGGAACTACAGCTGAGCCGCAAACTTTATATTTTTCAAAGTCAGGTGATTACGAAAATATGACTGCTGGTACCGATGCTGACGATGCTATGATTTATACCATCGCATCAAATCAGGTTAATGCCATAAGATATTTAAAAGCACAAAGAACTTTAATTGTTGGAACAACTGGCGGTGAGTTTACCGTTTCGGCGGATGGGACGGATGCAGCTATTACACCAACAAATATTACAATTAAGAAACAAAGCTCTTATGGATCAGCTAATGTTGATGCGCAACCAGCTGGTAACTCAATACTATTTTTACAAAAAGCTAAAAGAAAAATTAGAGAACTAACTTACAATTTTGACGTTGACGGATATGTAGCCGCTGACCTTACCATATTAAATGACATCGTAACTAAAACAGGAATAAATGAAATGGCTTATCAGCAAGAGCCTGATAGTATTCTTTGGTGTGTTAGAGACGATGGAGTTTTATCAGGATTAACTTATCAGAGATCTGAAAATGTTACTGCTTGGCATAGACATATTTTTGGTGGATCTTTCGGATCAGGCGATGCTGTTTGTGAAAGTGTTGCTTCTATTTCAGGAACTTTAACTGAAGATGAATTATGGGTTATCATAAAAAGAACTGTCAATGGTGCAACTAAAAGATATGTTGAGTGTTTCTCTGAATTTGATTTTGATGAGACAACAGCAACTGATTTTAGATTTGTGGACAGTCATCTTATTTATGATGGTTCAGCAACAACAACGCTGACAGGATTGAGCCACTTGGAAGGTCAGACTGTTTCTATCCTAGCGGATGGCGCAACGCATGCAGATAAGGTTGTGTCGAGTGGTTCAATATCCTTAGATCGCTCTACATCAAAAGCAGTTGTAGGTTTGAGCTATGACAGTGTTCTACAAACTATGAGAATAGAAGGTGGAGCTGCAGAAGGAACATCTCAAGGAAAAACAAAAAGAATTAGTAAAGTTACATTAAGATTATTTGAAACAGTTGGTGCGAAGGTAGGACCAAGCTTAACGAATTTAGAAACAGTTCCATTTAGAACTTCATCAGATCCAATGGACACTCCAGTTTCAACATTAATAGCTGGTGATAAAGAAATAGAATTTAGAGACGATTACAATACGGATGGATTTATTTTTATAAAACAAGATCAGCCTTTACCATTATCGGTACTGGCGATTTATCCAACAGTTGTAACAAGTGACGGATAATTATTTAATTGTTCCATACCGTCAGGAACATGGCGATCAAATTGTTAAAGAAGGTTTAAATTATGAATTACTTAAAATTGATGCAAGCTATGAAGAACTACGCCTCGATCATTCACGACCTGGTATGTCATTTACTTTATTGGGTGATGGTCATCCTATTGTTTGTGGTGGCATTATTCCGTTATGGAGTGGAGTATGCGAAGGCTGGGTTATTGGTGGCAAAAGAATATTTCAAATCAAATTCAAAGCTGCAAGATTAATTAAGAAGAGAACAGATCTCTTATGTTTAAACAATAAAATTAGACGATTACAAACATCGGTAAAAGCTGGTTTTAAAGAAGGTTATCGTTTTGCAAAGTTCTTAGGATTGCAAGATGAAGGATTAATGAAAAAATATGGACCTGATGGTTCAGATTATTACAGAATGGCAAAAATATATTTATGAGTTTTATAGGTAACATAGTAGCTGGACAAGCAGCTTCAGCGATAGGTAAGTACAATCAAAGTGTTTATAGTGCGCAAGCAGCTTATCAAAAACGTCAAGGCGAAATAGCTAAAGCTACTTATGATAAAGTCACTCGACCTATATTTTTAAAACAGCAAAAATCTCAATACTCTACTTTCTTAGTTAGTGCTTTAAACTCAGGAGCAGAATTTAGAGCTGGTACATCACCTTATTTAGCTGGTTTAGAATTTAAAGTTAATCAAGCTACAGATGTTGCTATCCAAGATTATAACGCAGAAATGAATTTAATAGATAGTTTCAATAGATCTATCTTAACTGAAAGCAGAGGAACTGCTGAAAGATTTAAAGGTGATTTAACAAGAGATACAGAGTTTGCAAAAGCTGCTGGCAAAATGTTTGGTAATTATCAAAGCTCAGGAAGTTTATTAGGATAATGGCAACTTTAAAAATTTATCAAGTACAATCTAAAGTTAGACAACCAGGCGATCAAGCTCAAGGAGGATTAATTCCTGTATCACTAGCTACACAATTAGGTAGAGGCTTAGGTGAGATTGGTAAAGTCGTTGACGATATTAGAAAAGATCAAAGACGTGAAGAAAACGAAAACGAAGCTACAGATATTATTACAGGTTTAAATTCTAAAATATCTCAAAGCTATTCTAAATATTCTAAAGGCACTAATATAGATAATGTTAATTTATTTAGTAATGATCTTATGGGTCTTAAGTATGAAGCTTCTAATAAAGAAGTTAAAAAAAGTGTCGATAAATATGTCAGAGATAAAAGATTAGATTTAGGTTTAAAATTATCAAATCAGTTAATTGCAAATTCAGTTACTAAATCTAAAGATAACAAAGATCAAAATCTTAATAGTTTAATTAGCGATATTGCTAGCAAAGATAAGACAACAAGTTTCATAGCATTAAAGAAATACGATAGTTTTTTTCAAAATCCTGAGGAAGAAAATTTTTACGGTATAGATAATTTTAGAAAATTAAAAAAAGAAAAAGATAAACTATTACAATCATCTATATTAATTAATAGAATAAACAATAACGACATAGATCTTACTAACAACGAAACAAGAAAAGAAATTGTAAAAGTATTTGGTGACGTAGGAGCTAAAAAGTATTTAGAAAAAGCTAGAAACAAAACACTTAGCGCTGAACTTAATTTAGATAACGAAATTAAAAAACAAGAAATAATTCAAGTTGACCAACAATTAAATAATTTTACAACAATTCTTGAAAGTATCAATTTATCTAAAAGTAATCCTAGTAAAAAAGAATATTCTTTAGATGAAATCTACGACACCTATCAAGATGGAGCTATAAATACTGTAATGTATAATGCTTTAATTAAGTATTATGCAAATCCTAAAGCTGCTTCTAATGAAGAAATGCTTGAGCAAATTAATGCTCAGTTAGCTTATGCAGCTACAGCTGAAGATGTAGATCAAATTAAAAGATCAATACATTCTGACAGAGTTCTTATTGAAGGATTAAATCCTGAGGAAACAATCGTCATGAAAGGATTGTTAGATAAATACGGTAAAGATATTGTTGGATTACAAGATTATAAAAAATACCAAGAACAATTAAAAACAGATGTAGGCAATGTAAGTAATGTTTATTTTTCTTTAAGTGGTGCTGATAGTGCTAGTGAGAAAAAAAGATTAAGTATGAAAGCTGTAGGTGATTTTAACAGATACATTAATAATGGTTTTTCACCTGAGAACGCTTATCTAAAATCTATTAATAATTTTACTGATACTAAAAAACTTCCAAAGATTGAAGATCTTGATATGCCGTTAAATATTAAAATTGATACTAGCGATTTGGAAATGAAAATACAAAACGATCCAATAAGTACAAAAACAAATCTTTATCAAAAAGTTGTTGATGAATTTAAAACATCTAAAAATGTAAATGATTACAGAGAAAACATAAAAAGATTAGATTTTATATTTGACGTTTACAAAGTCAGAAAAGATCTAGGCGCTAATATAAGAAATAAATCTAAATTGGATGAGGACACTAAATAATGGCTAATATATTAGATTTATATTTAGGTCTTAAAACTGATGAAGAGTTGATTAGTAGCCAGGAGTATAAACTATTAAAAGACAATAAGATTGATACTGCTTTATTAGACGGTGAAGATCCTGATCCTAATGCTGGTGAAGTCCAGGTAGGTAAAATAGATGAAGCTGAAAAAACTACATTAGTTGAAGATGTTTTTGATTTTGTTAAGTCTATGCCAAAAGACATGTTGTTAAGTGTTACTCGAGGAACAATGAATGGATTTGGATTTGTTAATAGTGCTACAAACTTAATAGGTGTTAATCCTGATAGCTCATACGAATTTGTTAAAGATAAAATAGATAAGCAAATGAAGAGCTTAGATGAGCTTGATAAAGACAGTCCATTAGTTTCAAAGATGGTTGCAATCGTTGGACAAGATGCTGCTTATATAGTTCCAGTTTATAAAAAACTTAAATCATTTGGATTACCAAAACAGTACGCTTTACCTTTATCTTTTGGCGTAGGTCAATCATTAGCTTTTAATAAAGATACAAGCATGCTTGTAGATACTGACGCTGTAAAAAGTTTAAAGAGATACACAAATATAGAAGAAGGTACATCAGCAGATGATATGGTTGATAATGCTTTACTTGCTATAGAAGGTTCATCTTTAGGTTTTGCTTTTGATAAGTTAGGTCCAGTATTGAAAGGTATTAAAAATTCTAATTGGCAACAAAATGCTATTGCAGTTGGTGGAGCTACAGCTACAGCTGAAACTGTAAATAAAGTATCAGATAATATCCAAAACAATATTATTTCACAAACAACAGAAAAAGAGTAAGAAAACACTATCCTCAGATATTTGTTTTTTTCAAAACAGAAAAATTAAAACATGGTGAACATTAGAAACATCAGTAAGAAATTTACTGAAGCAGAAGGTAAACAATTATTAGAAGGCGCTCAGAAAATTATTGATGAGAAGATTGCTGGACCTAAAATAAGAAGAGATAAACTTTTAAAAGGCGATAAAGTCAAAAAAGAAAAAGTTCTTATTGATGGTAAAAACTATGAAACTGTAGATGGTGAATTAACAGCTACGGTTAAGACAAAAGTAAAAACGCCTTTTCCTGATGAACAGGCAGACAAAGTTTTATTTAAAGTAAAAGCTGGAGGTAAAATAACACCAGCTAAACTAAACGATTTTAATATTAATAATATGCAGTCTAAAGATGATATTATTAAATACATAGATGAAGTTGCAGAAACTTATAAAAAAGATTTAAGTTCAAGAAAAAGAGGCGAACAAACTAATAAGCAAACGCAAGCTTTAGCGGACCTATTACAAAAAGACCAAACAAAATTATCAGCTACGTTACTAAACTTAAAAAAAGGTGACACATTAAATGCTGAATACATATTAGCTACAAGAGAATTAGTAGAAGCTTCTTACACTAAATTAGATGAACTTGCTGCTAAAGCAGTAGCTGGAAGCTCTGATGATATATTAAAGTACAGACAACATTTTGCTTTAACATCTGAACTAACAAAGATTTTAAAAGGTGTACAAACTGAAACAGCAAGAGCCTTGCAACAGTTTTCAATACCAACAAGAACTAAAAAATTCACTAATGCAAGATTAGATGAATTAAATAGACAAGAGTTATTAGTTGAGATTGGCGGTGAAGATAACATCAAGATGATGGCTCAGATGTATCTTAAGACAAGTACAACAAAACAAAGATTACAATTTACTGAACAAGCTGGAACTATTAACAGCAGAATATCTGAAGCAGTATCAGAAGTTTTTATTAATGCGATTTTATCTAATCCATTAACACACGTTAGAAACACTGCTGGTAACTGGATTACTCAAGGAATTATTCAAGCAGAAAACAAATTAGCTGCAAGATTATTTGGTGATGCCAAAGGTGGTGGAATTGCTGAATACGAAGATATGGCTAGAGCTTTCGGTAAAACGATGGCAACGAGAGAAATGTGGGCTGCTATGAATGGTAGCTTAAAAAACATAGATAAAATTACAAGTATGGTCAGCGGTAATAAAGCTGAAGTTAGACCAGGTAAATTTACAGCTGCTAATTTCAATCAAGAAGCTGGTAGTTTGTCTGCTAACTTTACGGATATAGCTGGAAGAATTTTAACATTAGATAGAATACCTACAAAGCTTTTAACGGTTTCAGATAACTATTTTAAAAACAGAGAATACAGAGCTGAACTATATGGTTTAGCTTATAGAGATACTTTAAAAAAAATAGGTGATGGATCTTTAGATAGAAAAAATGCAGAAATATATTTAGCTGATCTTGTTACTAATCCAACTAAATCAATAGTGGAAGAAGCAAGACAAGCAACTTTATATTCTACATTTCAAACTAAAATGAAAGATCAAGACGGAGCTATAGCTTTTGTCGGAGGTAAACTACAAGATATAAAAAATAGTAAAGATCTAGGTTACATGAACTTCATGATGAATTACTATTTACCATTTATTCAAACACCTACGAACGTAGCTAAGTTTGCCTTAGAGAGATCACCAGGTTTAAATTTATTATTAAAAGATTATAGAAATCAATTAAGTTCACCTAACAAAGCGATTAGAGATAAAGCTAAAGCGAAAATGGCTTTAGGCTCAGCATTCTACACTACAGTTATGGGAATGAACTATGGTGGTTATGCAACAGGAACATCACCTGAGCTTGGAAGTAAATTTAAAGCAGACGGATCTAAGTTTGCTATGCAAAAAACTTTAGGCACTGGAAGTGGTACTATTAATATTCCTTACGGTGATACAACTATAAATGTTTCAGTAAGAGATACTTTATTTGATCCAGTTGCTATGATGTTTAAACAAGCAGCAGATCTTAGCGCTATTGCACAAATGGGTTTTAAAGATCACGATCAATGGCAAGATCATGTTGCGATGGCTACAGCTTTAATGTTGTCTTTTGGTGAGAACTTATCTGACAGTACATTTATGTCAGGTGTTTCAAAAGGAATTAATGATTTCCAAAACTTTAAACAGTTAGGTGCAATTAAAGGTGCGCAACGATGGGGAAAAGATATTGGAACAAGCTTTATACCTTCAATCGTAAAACAAACTGGTAAGACTTATAATTTTATTACAAATGATAGTCAGCAAAAACTTGCTGTTGAGTTTGAGGAATATGCAAAAAAAGCTATCGGTATTAATAACAACTTAAATAAACAATACGATTTATTAGGTGACACAGTTCAAGGTTGGGGTGCTTACACTATTGCTAAAAACGATCCTATTAGAGACGAGCTTAAGAAAACTCAAGTAGAGATTAGACCTATTAGAAGAGGTAAATCAATTACAAAAGGTTTTCTTGGAACTACAGTAGAATACACATCTGATGAATTAGCATTTTTACAAAAACGTAAAGGTGCGTATGCAAAAGAAAATCTATCTGTTTTATTTTCTTCTGATGAATATTTAGAAGCTGAAGATAATTTTGTTAAACAAGGTTATATTAAAAAAGCTTTTACTGCAGCAGAGCAAGCAGCTTACGGTGATTTAATCGGTGCTGGTGATAATCCATATTCTAAAGCAAAAGATGTTAATACAAGAATTACAGAAGAAGCGACAGAAAAATTCGCAGAAAAAATACTAACACTAAATCAAGGTGAGCCAATACAAGGTGATTACTTTGAACAAGATCAATAAGAGGAAATAAATTGACTATATCTACAACTACAATCAAAAACAGCTACAGTGGAAACGGTTCTACAACTGTTTTTAACTATACTTTTAAAGTAACAGATCAAGACGACATTGAAGTTATAATAAGGAGTTCAGATGGTACGGAAACTACGAAAACGATTTCAACTCATTATAACGTCAGTGGCGTTGGTAATGCTAACGGAGGAAGTGTTACATTCACTAGCGGTAATGTTCCTACGGCTTCTGAAACAGTTGTTTTAAGAAGAGATACACCACAAACGCAAGGAGTAGATTTAATTGAAAACGATCCTCTTCCAGCGAATACTTTAGAAGATGCCTTAGATAAAGTAACTTCTATTACTCAAGAGCTTCAAGAAGAAAGCGATAGATCTATAAAGATTTCAAGAACTAATACGATGACATCGACTGAATTTACAGTTGATGCTACCAACAGAGCAAACAAACTATTATCATTTGATAGTTCAGGTGAAATATCTGTAGCTCAAGAGTTAGGAACTTTTAAAGGTAACTGGGCTGCCTCAACGACTTATGCTGTAAGAGATCTAGTTAAAGATACTTCTACTAATAATATTTTTATAGCTTTAACAGCTCATACATCTAGTGGATCTCAACCATTAACGACTAACACTGATAGTGCAAAATGGTCTTTGATTGTTGACGCTGCCTCAGCAACAACCTCTCAAACGGCTGCTGCTAGTTCTGCAACGGCTGCTGCAAGCTCTGCTACAGCTGCTGCTTCATCTGCATCGACAGCATCAGGTCATAAAGATACAGCAACAACTAAAGCTAGTGAGGCTGCATCATCTGCTACTGCGGCTGCATCATCTGCTACAGCTGCTGCAAGTTCAGCAACATCTGCGGCTGCATCTTTAGATAGTTTTGATGACACATATTTAGGATCTAAATCTTCAGCTCCATCTGTTGACAATGATGGAAATGCTTTAGCAACTGGTGCATTATATTTTAATTCATCTACAGGCGCTTTAAATGTTTGGACAGGATCTGCATGGGTAGCAATACAAGCAGATACAGATGTCAAAGTTTCAGTATCATCGAATGATACAACACCTAACTTCTTACTTTCAAAATTAACTGCTGGAACAAATATAAGCTTAGCAGAAACTAATGATGGCGGTAACGAAACAATAACAATAACCAACACTGGTGAAGATCCAACTGCACTAGCTATAGCATTAGGATAATTAATAGGAGTAAATAAATGGCAAACACGTTTAAAGCAATCAACTTCGCAGCAGAGCCAGCATCAGCTGGAACACCTTATGTGATGTACACAGCAGCTGGAAGTACGACTACAGTAGTTCTAGGTCTTGTATTGGCTAACATTCATACAACAGCAGTAACAGCTGAAGTAGAACACGTTAGTACAACATCAAATAGAGGTGGAGCAAACAATGTTGCTAATGGTACATCGTTCTTAGTTAAAGATGTAACTATTCCAACAGGAAGCTCATTAGAAGTTTTATCAGGATCTAAAGTAATTTTAGAAACTGGCGACAAAATTCAAATCGATTGTTCAGTAGCTGATAAGCTTTCAGGCACATTATCAGTAATGGAAATCACATAATAATTAGGAGTTAAAACACATGGGTTACATAGGTAAAAAACCGACAGATGCACCATTAACATCAAGCGACATTGCTGATGGTATTATCTCTACTGCTGATTTAGCTAACACAGCTGTAACAGGAGCAAAGGTAAATACAGATGTTATTTCTGCACAGACAGCACTAGCGACAGAACCAGCTGATACAGATGAATTTCTAGTATCGGATGCTGGAGTAATTAAAAGAATTGATTACAGTTTAATTAAAGGTGGTGGTACTCATGTTTTACTTTCTACAACAACAGCAAGTGATTCAGCTAATATAAGTATCACTTCAAATATTGACAGCACATATAATACTTACATGCTAGAGTTTGTAAATATAAAAGCAGCAGATAATGCTCAAACATTATTTATGAGAATGGCAGAAGGTGGTTCTTTTGTTACTGGATCATTTTATGATTATGGTTTTAGAAGACTTCAATCTAATGCAGCTTCTGAGACACAAGGTGAAAACCAAACTAAAATAGAACTATTTAATGTTTATTCTAATGCTTCTAATGCAAATTTAAATGGAAGAATGTTTTTGTATTCACCATCAAGTAGCACTTTTGATACATACGTTGATTTTAGACTAACAGGTCAAATAGATGGTGACCATCAAATGACTACTGTTGGTGGTGGAAGAAGTGAAAGAGCTGGTGCTGTAGATGGAGTACAATTTCTTTTTACAACTGGTAATATTTCATCAGGATCAATTAAACTTTACGGAGTAGTATAATATGTATATAGGCAAACAACCAACAATAGGAAACTTTCAAGTCTGCGATGCTATTAGTGTAGTTAATGGTCAAGCTGCATACACGATGCAAGTATCATCTGTTAATGTAGTACCTGAAACAGCTAACCACATGTTGGTATCGCTGAACGGAATTTTACAGCAATCAGGAAGTTCATTTACTGTATCAGGTTCAACGATTACATTTGCATCAAACCTTGTAACAGGTGATGTTATAGACTTTATTCATATACTAGGATCAGTTCTTGATCTTGGTGTACCATCAGACAGTACAGTATCTCTTGCTAAACTAACAGCAACAGGAACTAAAGATGCTACAACTTTTTTAAGAGGTGATAATACATTTGCAGCACCTAGTGGTGGTAAAGTCTTACAAGTTGTATCAACAGCAAAAACAGATACTTTTAGTACAACAAATACTTATTCATCAGGTGGCTTTGCAGATATTACAGGTTTAAGTGTAGCTATAACTCCATCTGCTACGTCTAGTAAAGTTTTAGTTTTAGTGCAAATATATAATTCTGTATCTAGCAATACTCAATTTTTTAATTTAATTAGAGGTTCAACATCTTTGTTGCAACCTGCAAGTGGTTCTCTAAAAGCAACAATAGCCAATGATCATAATATGGGTAATGTTCCAATTACTTTTTTAGATAGTCCAAGTTCAACAAGTGCCACAACTTATAAAGTAGCAACTTGTAGAGAAGGTGCTGGTACAGTTTATATAAATCAACGATCAGATGGATTAACTTCTCATCTTGGAAGTTCAACAATAACAGCAATAGAGATAGGAGCATAATGGTAGATTTATCAACAGCAATATTAGCAATTAATTCTGAAGCACAATTTTCAATTAATGGTGAAGATGTAAATCAAATTACTTGGTATAACAATACAACACCTATTTCTGTAAATGATATAGAAGCAAAACAAGCAGAACTACAATCTGACTATGATGCTAAACAATATCAAAGAGATAGAGAAGTTGCTTATCCTACAATTCAAGAACAACTTGATATGCAGTATTGGGATAATGTTAATGGTACTACAACTTGGAAAGACGCAATAGCTAAAGTAAAATCAGACAATCCAAAGGAGTAATCAATGGCTCTTAACTTTGCTAACAACAATTCCTTATCATCAATCACATCTTTACCAGCTAGTATTAGTGGTGGTGGATTAAATTTAATATCTACACAGACAGCTAGTAGTAGTGCCAATTTATCTTTTACAAGTGGAATAGATAGCACTTACAAAGAGTATGTATTTAAATGGATAAATATACATCCAGCTACAAATAATGTGGAATGGACATTAAATTTTAGAGATGGAAGTTCAGCTTTTGATGCAACAAAAACAACAACCAGTTTTCTTGCCAATCATACCGAAGCTGATGGCGGTGCAAGTATATCTTACAGCACAGGATTAGATTTAGCACAAGCCACAGGTTATATAAGTTTAAATGAAAATACTTATGGAACTGATGCTGATGCTTCTTTATGTGGTGAAATGCATTTATTTGCTCCATCTGATACAACTTTTGTAAAACATTTTTTAATTAGAAATACTCATATGGCAACAAATCCTGGAAGTAGGCAAGATTATACAGCTGGATATTGCAATGTTACTGCAGCTATTGATGGTGTTGATTTTAAATTTTCATCAGGAAATATAGATAGTGGAGTTATAAAATTATATGGCGTTAGTTAAATACAATAACAATTCAATTTTAAGTGTAACTGCTTTAGATAGTATGGCAAGTGGTTCTATGGTGTTACTTACCACAAACACTATTACATCAGGAGTATCGTCATCTTCTTTTACTTCTAATATTAATAGCACATACGATACTTATTTATTTAAGTTTATAAATATGCACCCAGCAACAGACGAAGCTGATTTTACTTTTAATGGTTCAACAGATGGCGGTTCTAATTACAACACTACTAAAACTACCACATCTTTTTATAGCTATCATAATGAAGGTGATAGT